AGTTCATCCCTGCCCTGCCTGAAGGAATTGTCCAATGATCACCTCTACCGAAAACCGCATGGCAACGCCGGTACCGTTCGGCAACGGCCTTTACATGGCATCCAATGATGCAATCGCTGACGTGGGGTCGCTGGCGGCGCTCCTGAAGCTGTTGGATGACCTGGTGACAGAACTGGAGGTTTCCCCGCGCCACTCGCACAAGATCGACATGATCAGCGCCGCCGCGAAGGCGGGCGCGGAGATGGGCGTGCGCGTCCAGGTCGATCTTGAAGGCATGCACAAGCAGATCGTGGATCTGATCAGCGCCACCACGCGCAACGGAAAGGAGCCGGGCAATGTCGATCAGTAACAAACAGATCGCCCTCATCCATGTGGCCAAAAGCAAGTTGGGACTGACCGAAGCGGAGTTCCGGTCTGGCCTGGTCGATCTTTGCGGGGTCACCTCCGTGACGGAGCTCGACCAGGACGGGTTCACGGCGCTCATGGGCTTGTTCGAATACCTGGGCTTCAAGCCGTTGACCGCCAAGGGGCCGGACTATGGCGCGCGGGACGGCATGGCCAGCTTCGCCCAGCTCGAACTGATCAGGACGATCTGGAAAGAATGGTCAGGTGCCGATGTTGAAGACGGTCTGGCGGTCTGGCTGGAGCGGTACTTCGGCATTTCCAGCCTGCGCTTCGTGACGGCCCAGGACGCGCGCAAGGTGATCACCGCCCTGAAAAAGATGAAGGCCCGCGACAAGGCCGCATGACATGTGCGGCGCGAGAGACGATGAAGGGGGCGGTGCGCGGCAGCGGCCCGCTGAGCGGCTTCCTGTCTCTCGGCACCCCTCACCGCCAGAAATTTCTTAAACGCCTGTTAAACGCGTTTAAGGGGGGGGCTGTGGGGCGTTTTGTGCGCGGCCTTCGATGGGCATTGAAATGTGCGCCATGTTCCGCCTATCCTGACCGCTGACAGAAAGATCACAGATGGAAGCCTTCGGACCCTTTTTCCTCTTCTTCGGCATCGGTGCGCTTCTCGGGATTGCGGTCGCGGCGCTGATGCTCGCATGGGTCTTGGTGGGGCTGTTCTGCAAGTTCTTCCTGTTGCCCGCCCTGGAAGGCTTGCGCGCGGCGCTGGTGGCACTTCAGGAGCGGCGGGAAAAGGAAAGCGGCGGCAGTTGATCCGCCGCCGCCCAGTCCAGTCCGGGGCAACCTTCATTCACCCACTGCACGATAACCGGAACGCTGTCCGGGGTGCTCAGGGACATACGTCCGGATAGCGTCGCCTGCATTGATGATCATGCAAGCGAGGCGGGCGGCACCAGTGCTTTCCAACGAATACCCTTCCATCGCCGAAAGGCGAAAACTTGGTCTCTATGTCACGCACATGGAGGTCGAGCTTGCTGAGCGGTTCGGGGAGCATGCCGCCCGCCTCTTCCTTGAAAACTTCGGCGGCGGAGAACTGTTCGTTCCGCTCAAGGCCACCGATGACCATCCCGTAAGCAAGCTGGTTGGTCGGGATGTGCTGGAATGGCTGATCACCAAATATGGAAGCGGTGCAGTCGAAGTCCCGCACGGGGCCATGTCAAGCAAGAATGCGCAGGCTATCCGCATCCGCCGCCTGATCGTCAACACCACCCTCAGCACGGTCGAAATCGCAAAGCTGACGCGCGTCAGCCGCAGAACCGCGCGCCGTACCATCTGCACCATGCGTGAAGCAGGCGTTGCCCTGCCGCATCGCCCCCAGCAACCCAAATCGAAAGAGAAGTTCGAGCAATGATCGTCAATTCCGGAAACCTTTCCACCGTCTTCCGTGGCTTCCAGACCGTCTTCAATGAGGCGTTCGACAATGCGCCAAGCCACTTTGAAGAGATCACCATGCGAGTGCCCAGCTCGAATGCCGAAGAAATCTACGGATGGCTCGGCAGCTTCCCCCGCCTGCGCGAGTGGATTGGTGATCGCGTCATCCGCAACCTGTCGGTGCATGACTGGCGCATCAAGAACCGCAAGTTCGAAAGCACCATCTCCGTGCCGCGCGATGCGCTCGAAGATGATACCTATGGTGTTTTCGGGCCGATGATTTCGGAAATGGGCCGCGAGGCGCGCGACCATCCCAACGAGTTGGTATTCCGCCTTCTGGCCAACGGCTTCAGCACGGCTTGCTATGATGGCCAGTATTTCTTCGATACCGATCACCTGGGCACAAATGCCCAGGGCGAAGAGGTCAGCGTTTCGAATATGCAGGCGGGCAGTGGTCCGGCCTGGTATCTTCTCGATCTGAGCCGCGCCGTGCGTCCGATCATCTGGCAAGAGCGTGTGCCCTACAAGTTCACCGCCCTGGACCGCGACAACGATGAGCATGTGTTCATGCGCGACGAATACATCTACGGGGTGCGGGCGCGCGTCAATGCCGGGTTCGGCCTGTGGCAACTGGCCTATGCCAGCAAGGCCGATCTGACCAAGGACAATTACGAAGCGGCCCGCACGGCGATGATGACCCTGCGCGGGGATCATGGCCAGCTTCTGAACGTGCGCCCCACGGCCCTGGTTGTTCCGCCGGAGTTGGAAGGTGCGGCCCTTCGACTTCTGAAGAACGGCTCGACCATCGTCGAGGTGGGCGGGCAGCATGTTGCCGTGACCAACGAATGGGCAGACAGCGCCAAGCTGATCGTCACGTCGCACCTGGCGGCATAAGGGGGATACGTCATGGCATGGCCGATATTGGGTGTCGTTCTGCGGGCCATGGCGGGCGGCGCGGCGCGGGGTGGTGCAAGCCGCGCCGGTCGGGCCGCCGTCGAACGGCAGACCCGCATTTCCCGGAGCATGGGCGACGTTGCGGGTGGCCTGGTCGAACTGGGGGGCATCGCCCAGGACGGCCTTCAGATGAATATCCAGGTGGTCGATGAAGACGGCTTCATGGCTGCGCTGCAACGCCTTGCGGAACGCGGCTCCAACATGCAGTCGGTGTTCCAGGAAATCGGCAGCTATCTTCAGTCTGAGGTCGAAAGCAATTTCGAGAGCGAAACCGCCCCGGATGGAACCGGATGGGCGGGCCATTCCACCGCCACCCTTTTGCGGCGCGGTGCCGGGGCAAAGAAGTTGCGCGACCGTGGCCACCTCTATGGCTCGCTGAGCTACAGCGCCTCGCATTCGCAAGTCGCGGTCGGGACGAACCGCGCATATGCGCGCATTCACCAGATGGGCGGACAAGCGGGCCGGGGCCGTCAGGTCACAATTCCGGCGCGTCCTTTCCTCGGATTGAACGAGGAAAACCGGCAGGAAATCGGGCGCATCGTCAACGACCACATCACAGAAGGGCTTCGCCGATGACTTCCATTCACCAGTCCGCCTGGTCTGTCGAGCTGGCCACATCCGGCCAGGCGCAAGACTGGGTTCACCTTCTGCCCCTCGGCACCTTCAACGGGCGCGATGGGCGCGGCCCTTACATGGTGCGCGATGCCGCCGACATCATCGCCGCAACCCGCAAGCTCGGCATGGATTTGCCCGTCGATTACGAACACCAGATCGACCACGCCACCAAGAACGGCCAGCCCGCTCCAGCGGCGGGCTGGATCAAGGAACTGAAGGCCGATGCCCAGGGCATCTGGGGACGTGTCGAATGGACCGACAAGGCGCGCCAGCATCTGGCCAGCAAGGAATACCGGTTCCTCAGCCCTGTCTTCACGTTCCACAAGACCACAGGAGAAATCATGCGCCTTCACCGCGCCGCGTTGACGAACAACCCCAACCTTCACCTCACTGCGCTCGCCAGTCAGGAAAACCCACCGGCTGATCCGCCCGAACTGGCGGCGGCTGATCTGCGCGGGGAGCTCATCCAGATACTGGCCTTGCCGGAAGACATCGAGGATGACGCGTTGCTGCAAGCGGTGTCGGCCCTGGTCAATCGTGAAAGCGAGCCTGCACCGGAGCCATCGCAGCAACGTCAGGAGACGGATGGCGGCACAATGGAACTGGCGCTTGAACTGAACCGGTCGCGGGCGCGAGAAGCTGAAGGCAAGGCGCTTGCCGCCGTGGATGGCGCAATCACCTCGGGCAAGTTGCCGCCCTACCTGCGCGAATGGGGCCTCGCCCTTTGCCGCGAAAACCCGGAACGGTTTGACGAGTTCGCACGCCAGATGGTGCCGGTTCTGAGCCCCGGCAGTCAGATCGCGGGGCGCGGTCTACCCCGTGACCGGCAAGAGCTGGCCCTGATGACCAGCGGCGGGACGGGTGATGAACAGGAAATCCTGTCGCGGCTGGGCGTGACGCAAGAGGCGTTCCGCAAGACACTTCAGCGCGAAGGCGGCTGACATGCCCGCCTTTGGCGCGAGGGATATGGAGATTGCCAGTTGGCTGATCGTTCAGCCCGCTGGCCTTTCCCATTGCGAGATCGCCAAAGAATGCGCGGCGCGCTTCGGCTCCGATGCCTGGGGCGAAGATCGTATCCGCGCCACGCTGGTCAGCCTCCCCCGGAAGGGCGGGGCTATGCCCATGGCTATGCGGAATGCTGAGGTTCTGGCGTTCGTCAATGCACGGATCGGCACGATGACCTTCAGCGCGCTCGCCGAAGAATGCCGCATGCGCTTCGGTGACAAGGCTCCAAGCCGCAGTAGTCTGCACCGCTACGCGCACCGGATCGGCGGCCTGAAACGCACCCTCAACCGGCAGTTAAACGGCCTGTAACTAGCGTTCGAAAACGGCATCCAGTCCCACCAGATGCCACCACGTCCAAGATAATCCCGGCCACCTCAGTGCAGTTTCATTGGTGCCAGTGCAGAATGGTAAGTACCAGCACACTCCGCCATCATCCCTGTTGCGAACACGGACACACGCCCCACTCGGCGCGGAAATAGTCGTGTTTTCAAAGGGCTTTGCCTCCCCCATGCGAACCTCTGAGACTGTGCGCCAGGCCCGTTCCGGGCTCTGAACGGCGCTCCGTCTCTGCTCGGGCGAACCTCAACGAATTCGGTTCGGTCGGATTTTTCGTCGTCTTTCCAACAGCCTGAGTTCTAACCCCGCCAAAACTTCGCCCCCTGTTTCCATCGCCTTCGAGGGGAACAGAGACGCAACACGCGAGAGGCGCAGCCGCTCGGTGCGCTGGCCTAATGGCGCGTAGCGATGGCGGTGGTTGGCGTGGGCCAAGGAACTGTGAACTGAGCGCGGTCCCGCAACTCGCCACTGGTCAAGTTGCTGGTGCGGAAAGGGGATTCACATCCGCCTCGGGGCAAGATAAGAGAGGGAATGCAGAATACTTCGCACGCTGTCATGGCTCAACGCCATGAGCCAAAAGACAGTCCGGACGACTTTCCAACCCCACCTTGGGCAACCAGAGCATTGCTCAAGCATGTCATTCCGTCCTTCGATCTTGGCGCGATGTCGTGCTTGGAACCCGCTTGCGGTCGGGGATACATGAGCCGGCCCCTCGAGGAACGCTTCGCTCGTGTCGACTCTGCAGACGTCGTGGATTATGGCTTTGCCCCTGTTAGGGACTTCCTGACTTATCCATATCTCGCAGGATCCCACGACTGGGTGATCACAAACCCACCATTCAAATTGGCGCACCAGTTTATTGACCGGTCGCTCACGGTAGCGACCCAGGGCGTAGCAATCTTGGCTCGAACCGTCTTTCTTGAGAGCGTTGGTCGCTACGAGACCCTTTTCAAGAACAATCCGCCAACTTACTTTGCGCAGTTCACTGAACGAGTTCCGATGATCAAGGGGCGCGTTGACCCAAAAGCTTCAACCGCGACGGGTTACGCATGGTTTGTTTGGATCAAAGGCGTCAGTCAGGTCGGTACGCAGTTGGTCTGGATCCCGCCGTGCAGACGCTCGCTGGAAAAGGTCGAGGATTATAACTAGGCCTCGTGCCGATCATAGATCGCACTGCCCTCCTGGAGAGCTTTCTTAGCAGCAGCGACATCATTGGCTTCTAGCGCTTCGAGCGCCTTCTTTACGAAGGCCCTCAGTCGACGTCCCTTGGGACCGGGTGCACCTTTCGGCGGCAAATCAGTCGCAGGCGCCGCGGCAATACTGCCACGCGAACCTTGCTCGATTTCAGCAATCCGAGCTTGGTTTTCTCCGAACCAGGCTGCGATGTCATGGCGCTTGTCTCCGCGGGCCACCATCCCGAGAACAATCGCTGCGTCCCTGTTTGTCAGTGCCATGCGAACTCCTTGCAACTAATGGCGGAATACCAGCACGGGTGACACGGCTTTTTCAAGCGCATTTGTGCGAAGCTGCTGTTCAGTCGAACACCCGTCCCGGCTGCTCGTCCCACGGAAGGGACGCCACGAAGCACAGATCGTAGATGCTGATCGTCGAGGGTTCTCGGTGGATCACCAGCCGCTCGAGGACGTCAGGCGCGAGCCAGGCGAGGCGCAGGAGGCGGCTGACGTAGCGATCGGACAGGCCCTCGTCGGCGGCGAGATCGGCGAGCGTGGCGACGTCGCCGCGTTCCAGCCGCTGCCGCCAGCCCCATGCCCGGCCGATGGCGCGCAGGAGGTGCGGATCCTGCCCGCGGTTCATGGCGGCCTCGACATGCTTCGGCGGCAGGATCCGGGGGCGGCCGCCGCGGCGGCGCAGTTCTAGCGGAATGTGAACGCGCAGGGTCTCAGGTGCGGGCATCAGGCGACCTCCTTCTTCGGCGGGGCCATCAGTGCGGCGATGGCGCCGAGACCGTCGTGGCGCAGGTCGATGGCGAGGCCCGCCTCGCTTACGGTGATGCGCGCGACCAGCAGCTGGACAATTCGCGCCTGCTCGGCCGGAATCAGCGCCTTCCAGAGGTCGTCGAACTGCGCCAGCGCGGCGACAACGGTGGTCTCATCGAGATCGGGGCGGTCCTTCCGCACCGCCCGCGCGGTGCGCGCCGCGACCTCGGGCGTGCGCAGCATCCGGCGGATTTCGCCGATGACGGCCTCCTCGACCATGGCACCCGGCAGGCGCTGCGGCCCGCGCAGCTCGGCCGCGGGGCGTTTCCGGATCACGTCCATCGAGGTGTAGTAGCAGTACCGCTTGCCCTTCCGCTTGGTGTGGTGCGGCGTCATGGCGGCACCGGTCTCGGTGAAGATCAGCCCGCGCAGGAGCGCCGGTTGCGCCGTTCGCGCCACTGCCGCCCGGGCGACGCGGTTGTTGGCGATGACCTCGTGCACCTCGTCCCACAGCCTCTGGTCGATGATGGCCGCATGCTCGCCGGGATAGACCTCGTCCTTGTGCACGGCGAGGCCGAGATAGACCTTGTTGTGCAGGAACTTCAGCAGGTAGCCCCGGTCGAACACCGCGCCGCGCTTGGTGCGGATCCCGCGCGCATGCAGTTCCGTCAGCACCTGCGCCGTGGAACTGGAGCGAGCATAGAGGCGGAAGATCGTCCGGACCTGTTCCGCCTCGGCGGGCTCGATCACCAGCTTGCGGTCCTTGACCACATAGCCGAGCGGCACCGGACCGCCCATCCACATGCCCTTGCGGCGCGAGGCCGCGAACTTGTCGCGGATCCGCTCGCCGATCACCTCGCGTTCGAACTGGGCGAAGCTGAGCAGGATGTTCAGCGTCAACCGGCCCATGGACGTCGTGGTGTTGAAGGACTGCGTGACCGAGACGAAGGTGACGCCGTGGCGGTCGAAGATCTCCACCAGCTTCGAGAAGTCCATCAGCGCGCGGCTGAGGCGGTCGATCTTGTAGACCACGACCACGTCGATCAGCCCGGCCTCGATGTCGGCGATCAGCTGTTGCAACGCGGGCCGATCCAGCGTCCCGCCGGAAAAGCCACCGTCGTCATAGCGGTCGCGGAGCGCCACCCAGCCCTCGGCGCGCTGCGATGCGATGTAGGCCTCGCAGGACTCGCGCTGGGCGTCGAGGCTGTTGAACTCCATGTCGAGCCCTTCCTCGCTCGACTTGCGGGTGTAGATGGCGCACCGCAGGCGGCGGACGGGTTCGGGCTTCGCACGGCTCATGGGCGGGCCTCCGCGCCATGGGTCAGCCCGAAGAACTTCCACCCGTTCCAGTGACTGCCGGTGATCGCGCGCACCGCGGCCGAAAGCGACTTGAAGCGCCGCCCCTGCCATTCGAAGCCATCGGTCAGGACGGTGACGACATGCTCCTCGCCCTGCCACTCGCGCACCAGCTTGGTGCCGGGGATCGGGCGGCGGGGATCCGCGATCAGCGGACCCGGCGCGCCCGAGGCGACCTCGGCCGCCAGCGCATCCAGCGTGCGCCGCGTCGCGGGCTGGATCCCGCCATGGGCCAGTTCCTGGATCCGGTAGCCGATCCGCAGCTCCAGGTTCCCCCGGCTGGCGTTGGGGGCGGGCTCGCCGAACATGACCCGCCATTTGGCCTGCAGTTCGGGCACCGTCATCGCCTTCAACGCCGCCAGCTCGGCCAGGACGTCGATCCCCTCTGCCGAACGCGCGAGCCCGGCCTTCGCAACTGATCTCCTTGTAATTTTTCTCATGCCTCGTCTCCAACTCGGTTTTGTAACTGTCTCCGACGACGGCGTCTGAGGGCGAGAATGTCCAGCGAACTGTCTCCGCTGAGCGGAGAATTCTCGTTCTTTTCCCGTGGGTTGGTCCGCGCGATGGCACTGGCGAGGATGGTGGCCAGTTCCGCCAGCCGCTCATCTGTCGTGAGCGTCTCGGCGGGCGGCGCGAAGGCGATGTCGTCTTGCATGGGGAGCGAACCTCCTGAGGCGGTTTGCTCCGTGTTCGCTGCTCGTGGTGAGTGATTTCAAGTCAAAACAATGGGTTATCGTAGCTGTGCGAAGCTGGGAGAAGTCAATCGTTGTCAGGGAACCTGGTGTTGATCGACTGCAAGCTCGTTGCGGCCGGACCGGAGAAACTTCAATCTGTATCCTGAGAAGTCTCGTTCGCTTTGGGCAGTGGGCGGGCAGGAAACTTCCGCTGCCAAGTCTCAATGAGGAAGAGCGCTGCCGTGCTTGCGGCATGAATGGCAAGCCTGGCAATTCTTGAGTCAATTCGAGCATAGCCCTTCTCCCGGCCGTGGGCATCGCCTCCGTGAGTACGAAGGGCGCCTACTCCGCTGACGACAGTAGCAAGGCCGGATAATATCTGACGCACATCATTCGCGATTATGGGGTCGATGTCGGATCGGTCAGTCGAAAGGCCGAGCGGCTGCTTTACGGCGTTGTAGAGCCCCTGCACATCCTTCTTTGCGGGCAGAGGCT